CTGAATCCGCGATTATCCCATATACCTACTCGCTGATTGCCCCTCCGCACAGGGGGATTCACCATGCCAGTTTCTTTTAACAAACTCCCCGCAAAACAGACAACTGTCAACCGTCTGAATTGTGAGACATTTAAAAAAAAGGCCCGCAAAAGCGAGCCGGGAAAAATAAGTCTGGCGCGTTGTACTGGATTCGAACCAGTGACCGATTGCTTAGAAGGCAATTGCTCTGTCCGGTTGAGCTAACAACGCAGGGTACAGATAATGGACCGCCATCGAGGACTCGAACCCCGCGCAACCAGCTTCGAAGGCTGGTGCTCTATCCTGATGAGCTAATGGCGGTATGTGATGGTGGCCCTTGCTGGATTTGAACCAGCGACCTGGCGATTATGAGTCGCTCGCTCTCACCTCTGAGCTAAAGGGCCGGGCGCAGGATAATAACGTTACGAAATCAATGTTGCAAGCATTCAAAAATCACCTGGTTAAAAATCACCCTTAGCTCCTCCACCAGCGCATTCACCATGTCTATCCGAGATAAGTGGCACAAAAAAACCCGCTTGTGGGCGGGTTTTGTTTGCTTTTGCCATCACGTACAAAATCGGCAAAATATCAGATTTGCATGAAATATATGCCTTTCAATCTACTTTTGCAACACTTTGCTTTGAAAATGCCGCCTTTTGTTTTGAACGTGTTCTCATTACAAACAATAAAGCCTCACTATCCAGTCGTTGAAAAATGTGTTTCATTGCAACCCAGTGACGAGTAAATGTTTTGGACCAGTTTTTAGTTGTCACTCCCGCCAGTAATGCCAGCTCCTGGTATTCATAACCTTCCCCACCAAAAAGTTCTGCTTTTACTGCCTGCGCCGCCAGCCAGATTAATTTTTTCAGGCGTTCCTGCGTTTTCCCTGCAATTTTTCTGGTACCGGATTGAGTATTAAATTCATTCCACGCCCACTGTGTTATCGCGATCTGATATTCCCAACAAATACTCCCGCCGTAACACCACAACAACCAGGCTTTATGATGCTCTTCAAGAGACAGCAAAGCCCGCCGCCATGATGATGTCGAAAACTCAACCGGGCTGACCAGGGCAATTGATGAGCCATTCGCCAGTGATTGTTTTCCCGGGATTGGTGGATTATCCCGCGTTATCATTTTTCCAGTCACTTCATCGCGGTACCGGATTTTTTTTCGCCTGTAACGCCCTGTATCGAACATGGCATTCTCCTGCCAGGCTTCAAGCTGACCTTTTGTTGCCCCACTCAAATCAGCGGTGGCGATAATGAGCTGCTCACGCACAAACTGTAAATACTGGTTATTCATGCGCACTCCAGTTCTGTGATTTTTATCCCCAGCCGCCCACCAGGAACGAGCTGACCGCGCACAATATTGATTTCATCAAACTGCTCGTCGTCTATAAGTAGTCCGGCATGCGTCAGCGCATCCAGTGGTGCCTTCAGGATATTGTCCAGGTCACGACGGCGCTTATCCGGTGGCTCTGCAATAATCTTTATCGCCAGCCTTCCGGACAGGTTTAATTTCAGCCGCTGCTGGCGAACAATTAGCGCCACATCACGGCGATAACGCTTTCCGGCTTCCGAGATGAAATACGTATTGCCATGACGTCGCCAGTAGGTATTCACCGTCGGCGGGTAAGGCAAAACAAATTCTATGCGTTCAGTCATTCATGCTTTCCACTTCAGGACACCCGAATTTCTCGCGTGCATTAAAAAACGAATCAGCAACAACAGCTGGCTGCCGTGTTTTTCTTCAAAATCTTTTACCCCGGCGTGCAGTTCGTTATGACATTTACGGCACAGCGGAATAACAAACAAATCATCAGCCTTTGTTCCCATCCCTCCCAGTCCATGACCAATGATGTGATGCGGATCATCTGCCTGATTACCGCACGTCATGCATTTCTGCGTTTTTACCCAACGCGTGTATACAGGCATCTCTTCCCGTTGTGGTTTCTGGCGCTGGAGATACTGAGCCGGTGACTCCGGATCAACGGCAATGCTGACCACCGTCTTTTCCTGTGGCGGGTTTTGCTGGTGGGCATGAGGCAACGGCGCAAGATTTTTTGTGCGCTGCTTCAGTATGCTGGTGGCGGTCTGCTCTCCCGGTACGATGTCGCTTTCGCGGTACAAGGAGCGGATTTTTTCCGCACGTAACCCCAGAGAACGACGTAATACTGCCTCCGGAAGCGCGTCCGCCACCTGATTGTAGACCGCCCACCAGGATAATTCAGCCAGCGACAATTCCCGCTCCTGCGTGCCATTCATTGCATGGCGTATGACGTCAATCATCCATGCTGACAGGTTTTGATGAGCAAGTTGCCCGAGTGATTCGGATGTCTGGTCACGCAACTGGTTGTCGCAGTGCCAGCACAACACCATCGCGCCGGTACCGTAACGATGTATGACGATTTCACTGTGATGATAGTCACCATGAGGCCACTGGCAGGATTTGACATGACGCAACAGCCAGTCAGACAGTGCCCCAGCGCCGCCAGCAGCACGAATCACCCGCTCATCGCTGAAAAATGGCAGTAATGATTTATCCTCCGCCAGCGGCTGGCGAACGGCAGGGACGACTCCGGACGGCAGACCGCGCATGCTTTTCGGTTCAGGCTCCACCAGCACTCGAGGGTTATGAAATACTTGCATGGATTCACAGCCCGGCCTAAGGACCACCAGCCCGAGTTCCGGTACCAGAACAGGTCGAAGTAATACCCGCACGTTACCTCCAGATGCGTTGCTGGAATGTGCGGGACGGACGCGGTGGGCGTTCAGAGTAAGGAAGCCTGACGGAGATTATCCAGTGACGATAATCGAGGCTGAGGGCTTTCTTAATCTCGTATCCGCGTCTGCGGTAGTTATGAATTAGCCATTCGGCCTGTTCTTCAGTACATGGTGGGTGTTGGTACCAGTCGGTTTTAAATGCGTGTGAACGCCGCTCATGCCGGATGGCAAGGTCGGTATCAGAATTGTGAAATTTGGTTTTGTGCGCCATCTGTTTTCTCTGCTGGCGCAGCAGGTGTCAGGTGTTCAGGCTGACGTGCGAATTGTAAACCAGAATGCCAGGAAAAAACAAAACCCGCCGAAGCGGGTTAAGTGCGGGTGCGTTGAGGATGCCTGACACATCAGAGGCGGCGAGGGATTTCTCCCTCGCCAAGTCTCTTACTCCTCAGGTTCGTAGACTGTGAAGACAGCGACCTCCGTCTGGCCGGTTCGGATTCGTACCTCGCAGAGGTCTTTCCTCGTTACCAGTGCCGTCACTATGACGGTTAAACAGATGACGATCAGGGCGATTAACATCGCCTTTTGCTGCTTCATAGCCTGCTTCTCCTTGCCTTTCGGCACGTAAGAGGCTAACCTAGATTTGCCGTTCATAGATTGAGCCTCAGATTAATGTTAAGCGTCTTGCAGGACGCGTAATGTTAACTGGGGCTTTTCTCTATCTGCCTTTGGTGTTCATGCCTGAGGCAGATAGCCTCAAGCACCCGCAGCAATTCTACTTAAGTTAGATAAGCTTTTCTATGGTATTCTCTCAGCGTCCCGTAAATACAGTCTCGGCTCATCATTTTTATCACAGGTGCGAGGAAAATATATAGCGCCCTCCATCAAGCATAACGAAATACATTTTCCATTCATCGCCATTCCTCAATTTAATACGAAGACTTTCCCCGCAAGTGTATTTATTAAACAACTGTTCCGATGTGCTAGTAAGAGGTATTTTTACCGTTATTACAACTACTGCCCCACCATTTAACTCTCGAAGTTCAGCATCCGCATCCACAAAAGATGAATAAATGTTATGATCTGGGTAATCAACAATTAACTGCATATTCACTCCTTAAATATAGCAACTAAAACAAACAACGATTTAACAGTAGGAATTGTTTTTATAACATATGAACGGTGCAAGATCTATCCAGATGAAGCCTCCCCTCACACCCCCCGTCTCATTACATGCATTTACTATCTCACCGTAAAACATCCTCCACGCTTATCAGTCCGTTTCGCTTCAGGTAGTCCATCGCCTTCTCCGGTAATTTGCAGTCCGGCTTGGCTTTTTTCAGTTGGCTGACCAGTCGTTTAACCCACATTGTTAATTCGCTAACCTGATTGCCGGAAGCTGGTGGGTTGTCGGCTTTACCCAGAATGACAGCACTGCAGGCCTCTTTGAGTACCCAATCAACAGCATCTTTCCATGCTCCTGTTTCGACTGGTGGATTCTCACGCTTTACCTGTTCATAAAAGCGCACGGCTTTAACCAGTCCTTCTGATGTCAGTGGCACAGGCGGGGCAGTGAATAACGCCTGAATTTCATAGCTCGGCCTGTCGTTGCAATCCTCTTTTGTCGGTACATATTTCCAGTCACCAACCCACGGCTCCCCCTGTGAGTCCGTAATGCCTTTTTTCACGTAGCGATATCGCCATGCAACTGGTTTTGCCTGCCCTGCCGTTTCATGTCCTTCCTGATAATTAATCTCGCTCATTCATCGCCCCACTCATCACAATATGCTTCGACCGGAGTTTTTCCTGCTTCGTAGTCATAACGCCATGCTTCAGCATCAGCGGCACTTCCACCGCGTAACTCTGCATAATCCATTAACAGTTCATGCCATTCTTCAAAACTGGCGTTATATTTAGTTGAACCAAAATCAGCCATTTTGTTCTTCCTCTTCGTCTTTTATTTCGTGGTATGAGTAATTGCAGTAGTTAAAGAAAATATCTTTAGCTTCATCCTGTATTTCATCTGGTGTTGCATCATCATCCACTTCGAATTCATCCTCGAAATCTCCACCGGCTATTCCCGTTTCAATAATTATTTTGAATTTTCGCATTTCACTACCGCCCTTTAGGGCGGCCTCCTGATGTTCTGAGGGTGCAGAAATCCCTCCGGTTAAGGATTAAATTGTATTTACAGCGCTAAATTTATTTATTCAGTTCTGGATTTTGTCGCCCTGCGTATCCGCGCTTTCGCGTTACGCTCAATCTGAATTAACTTTTCTATATTTTTCCGCCTTTCCTGTTCCTCCTGGCGCAATAGCCTTACATCATCTGCCAGTCTGGTTTCTCTTTTCGCCACTGAGAGCATCCAGTCAAACGGCTCCACAACTGCACCGCAGATTTTACAGCGGACCTGACGCTCTTTTTCGTCAACCCGGACAGAAGCGTGATGGCAGTATGGTCTTTCCGATGGCTCATAAAGAAAATTAACCTGATTACGAGGGTCATCCTCTTTTACCGGAAATAAAACGATATTGCTTAACTCATCCTCTGGTTTTATTTCCATGCTCCTCTCCTTTGATGCGAATGCCAGCGACGCGTAATGCGTGTTCTAGGTCAATCAGGTAAAGCCAACTGCCATTTTCTTTAGGTATCATGACATGTCGCTCATCTGCATTTATCGGGTGTCCATATCGAAGGTCGTAGCGAGTCGGTAATTGAACTTCCCGCGCTTCCAGTTCAGCAATACGCTTGCTCCCATCAGAGATAACGCCTTCGTAATACTCACGCTGCTCGTTGAGTTGTGATTTTGCTTCTTCCAGTCCATCCAGCAAATCAGCGATAATATCCGCTTCCCGATGACGGATGTGACGCTTAAACGCAGCAAGAGCCGCATCACAATCCCGTTCAGCATTTGGGCTGTCCGGGATAGCCTGATACCACGCCAGCGTCGACTGATAGTTTTGTGCTGCCTCACGAAGCGCCTCATAGTTAACCTCTCTCATTGAGCCACCTCCTGATAAATCACCGCATGCCCCAGTTTCTCCGCCAGTGCCAGCTCTGCCTTAGCGCCCGCTGACCGCTGCCAGCCATTCAGCATGTAAATCGCATCCACACAACGAATCATTGCCATGCAAATATCCATGTAGTGCGGCTGTGTCAGCCCGTCCGGAAGTACTGCCGGGTTTAAGACGGTATGCCCTTCCCGTTTCAGTTCCTCTTCCACCTTGTGAAATGCCTCACGGTTGAAATTTTCATATCCCGTCATTGGACCGGCAATATAAACTCTCACCCTCACTCCATCACCTCCTGAAAGTTTCCCCGATAGAACGCCAGCACACGCTGCATAACTTCGCTCCTCCTGCTCTCACGACAAATTATGTTCTGGTGCCTGTCGTAGCGGCGCATTTCGCCGTCTGGTAACGACCAGATAAGGTCCGGATCAACCACTGCAGGTTTCTTCAGCTTTGCCCTTGAGAGCTTTTTACGGGCATTTTGCCAGTCCTTACGCGCCTGTTCAGACGGGAATAACCCGTAACCAGAGTTGTATACATCGCCACTGGCAACCAGTTCTCTGGCCAGAACGCTCATCAGATATCTTGTCGCACCTGTCTTGGCTTCCAGTTGCCGTAACGTCTCGCGACCGCTCAGACGTACAAGTTCAACAACCTGCCCTTTAATTTTTTCCCGCTCTTCTTGTGTAAAAACTTTTGCCACAAGCCCTCCTGAAAATTACCTCATGACCAGAAATTAACACTTACCCCCTGAAGCCCGGCGGAATTTCGTTATCCGGTTCAGAAATATGATTCACACAACGCTGGTTGTTCGTGCCGCTTACCGGGAGCAGCCAGGGGTTTTCAAAATTCCGGTCCGGTCCAAAAAACGTCGTCGCTCGCTGAACAAATTCCGTTCCCGTTTTCCCGGTAGCCGCCAAGTATCTTGCGTAACGCCTCACGCCATCCAGCATGGCCTCTGGTGGCACCCCCTCGCGTAATCTGGCCTTCCAGGCACTGAAAGCGGATTTCTTCGGGTTTGCTCCGGCACGCAACGGGTACTCCCGCCAGACCTGTTCGAACACATCCGGATAATCCACTCGTCCCACAGACTGCCCGGTGCTTTCCGGGACTACCCGATCGGCTTCCCGCTGAATGGCGGAATCGGCTTCAGGCTGCTGCAGTTGGTGTGATTGCTCCGGCCTTGCGGTCATCACCTGCTGCACAGCGCCCGAATCGGCTTTCAGCGCATACGCTGAATCGGCTTCCGGTGTCGTGCCTGCTGGCTGACCAGGATTGACGGTCTGAACATCCCCTGCCTGGTTCGTGGCGTTTTTTACGCCATGAACCATAGTGTTTTGATCTTCTTGATCTGTATCTTTATCTGTATCTTTATCTGTCGTGACTCGTCGTGACATGTGCGTGACATTTCGTGACGCGCCGTGACAATCGCCATTTTGTTCCCGCTTTCTTTCCCTCTCTCGCTGCGCCCTCTTGCGCTCTGCAGGAGATTTTGCGGTTTGCGAAATATTGCCGTTGTCCTCTTTAAGCACCTGGCGTTTTTCCCATCCAGTGATTAAATCACCATCAAGTACCCGCCCCTGCATCGTCTGCAAAATTGAATCAATTACCTCTTCTGTCACGTCGAGCGCACTTGCCAAATCTTCTGTCGTGACATCAATGTGACCTCGCGTGACATTTCGTGACGCGCTCACCAGGAGGTGGATATACACTGCCATCACTGTTGCAATTGGCTGCCCTGACACCCTGGCAATTGTTCGCCACTTAGGGTCATTTGGCATGTCATGCCATAATCTGAGCCAGGCGTTAGCCATACTCACCTCTTCTGATACCGAATCTTTTTACTCACGAGTTGCCGGAAGCGATTCGATATGGCTATTATCACTCAATGCACTGCCACAGCATTTCCTGCCGGGCCACCACGGTTCATCTGATTGAAACCGGCGATTGCCACTGCGACAAAATCATCGGCGTCTCTCACCAGTCGCTCCCGCGTCTCCACCAGCTCCCGAAAATAAGCTGAACTGTGGCTACGCATTCTGGCCACCAGCAAAGGTGGCATTGCCTTTTCGATCGCTGGTAACAACGCCTGAATTTTTTCAACTGCATCAGGGGTGTCTTTCTCTACCCAGCGGAAAATTTTCTGGGTATTGCGAGCCAGGGCTTCCGGATGGCTGTCGTCGTACAGTTCAGGAAACGTCATACCCAACTCAAAATAAGCCTGGGTTATTCCAGCTGCCGGAACTTTTTCGCCATCAGGACGCGCCCAGGCATTCATCGCCATGCGGATGTGTTCATGCTTGATTTTCATGAATCCCCCCTTGGTTAGAAGGCGGATTATGATCAGAACCGGGAATGACAACCGTCGGTATGTGTAACTCATATTTGAGCGCCCCGGCAGTGACTGCCTGAATTAGCAACGCCCATTTCCACGGAACCTCTTCCCCCCACATGCTGACTGTGGTTTTTGACGTTCCTAGAGCTGCGGCTGTTTTAACAACTCCGCCAAAATAGCCTAATACTTCTGATTTTTTCATGAGTCGCTCCATAAAACTGAACGCCAAAAGTTTAATAATCAAAACCAAAGAAAGTCAAGAAACAAAACCATCTGTGTTTTAAAATCAAAACATGAGCAAGCAAACAATATCTGAACGCATAACCCAACGTATGCATGCGCTAAACCTGAAAGGCAAAGACCTTGTCAATGCCACTGGCGCATCAAAAGGCTCCGTAAGTCAATGGATGAACGGTGGAGGAGCGCCGTCCTCGCGTTACATAAGTTCACTGGCAAAAATATTGAAAGTAAACGAAAATTGGCTTCTTAATGGAGGAGAGTTAAATACAGGTGATTCGCTTGATCTATCTTTACCGCCGATAAAAACGGTTCCGCTACTATCACTTCAGCAGGCAGCAAGCTGGAGTGATTATATGAAAAATTCCTCAATAACCTCTTGTGTGCAGCTTGTCGGAGAAATCCCGGCCAATACCTTTGCAGTTGTTCTAGAGAGTGACAGTATGTCAACATCTGGTGGGGGAGTTTCCATCCCAAATGGTTCAACAGTTTTTGTTGATCCCGATCGAACCGTACAACCAGGAAATATTGTCCTTGCCTTACCCAAAGGGACCACAACACCTGTCATTCGTAAACTGGAGATAGAAGGGCCGGATATTCTTTTAGTCCCCACGAATCCTCGCTACCCTTCAATTATGCTGGATGATCTATCTTGCATATTGGGCGTATGCTTTAAAATTCAACAAGATATTTAACCGACCTCATCTATTTGATTAACTGTATGCCATCGTGGTGATGGCTTAACAGCTGCCTGCTTAAAATGTTTTGATAAAAAAACATTGACCTGAAAAGTTCATTTTTCTAAACTTCATTCATTCCCTCTCCCCACCCCACAGAATGCAGGGCAATACTTCGAGTTACCAGGCAGTGGTCAGGGGTTAAGTAGCCAGCCTGAGGCGTAAGAACATGACGGCAGGGTTCAACTTTAATAACTATGCAGCAGGTTTTTGTTCCGCTACCCCGGCGTTAAGGGGAAATGAGGTCAACATGGATACTATCGATCTTGGCAACAACGAATCTCTGGTATGTGGCGTGTTCCCCAACCAGGACGGTACGTTCACCGTGATGACGTATACCAAAAGCAAAACGTTTAAAACCGAAAATGGTGCCCGTCGCTGGCTGGAAAGAAACTCAGGTGAGTGATATGGATTTCGACACAATCATGGAAAAGGCTTACGAAGAATACTTCGAAGGCCTTGCCGAAGGCGAAGAAGCTCTCAGCTTCAGTGAGTTTAAACAGGCGCTTTCCAG